GTTCTTTTATGTGAAGGTCACACTTACACTTTATATTCTGATGGAACTAATGTTGTAAAAGCAGGTGAATTAAAAAAATGGAGAGCAATAACAGCAGCTGAAACAGTTCAAGCTGGTGCTCAACTTTTAGTAAATACAAATGGTGGAGCAGTTACAGTAACATTACCAGCTTCTCCAAGTGCAGGTGATGAAGTTTCATTTATAGATCAAGGATACGATTTTAATACTAACGCATTGACTGTTGGTAGAAATAGTTCAAATATAGCTAATGCAGCTGCGGATTTAGTTGTTAATACACAAGGTGCTGGCTTTAGTTTAGTTTATTCGGGAGACGCTACTACTGGCTGGACATATAGGGAGAAATAATAAATGTCTAATTACGAGGCCACAAAATACGATTTTGATGGAGCTAGCCTTTCAGGTGTTCAAGGAATTGCAACGGCAACTATTATGCCATGGTCTTCTTCGTCAGTACCATCTGGATTTTTAGAATGTAATGGTGCAAATGTTTCAAGATCAACTTATTCTGATTTATTTGCAGTAATAGGTACAACTTACGGCGCAGGTGATGGTTCAAGCACTTTTGGTCTACCAAATTTACAAGATAACATACCTGTTGGAAAATCTGGTACTAAATCTTTAGCGTCAACTGGTGGAGCAAACACTGTAGCCTCAACTGGAAACGTAGCAGGCTCTACAGCCAATGCAACTTTATCAACAGCGCAACTTGCTTCTCATAATCATGGAGTTACAGGTGCGCGTTTTACTGGAAATAATAACGTTAAAGGAGCTCAAACACAGCAAATTAATGTTAACACACAAAATACAGGATCTGGACAAGGTCATTCACATAACATGTCTGCGACCTTTACAGGAGATGCAACATCTGTTATACAACCTTATTTAACAATAATTTATATTATAAAAACTTAAAGGAGAAAAAATGGCAACTAACGCAAATTGGACAGTAGTATTTGATGATAAAATAATTATTAAAAACTACTCAGAAGGTGCTAATGAAGGTGTAGGGCACAAAATCAACAATGATTCTTTTTGGAACGATTCTAAATGGTCAAATATTTGGGCAATTCAATATGTTTCAGGTAATGAAGATTATAGTGATAGTGTAGAATATAGAGATAATACAGCTCATACTTCATGGACGGCAGCTAACTTAGGAGATTTTAAAACTCAATTTATTGATAAATGGGACGCAGCTCATTTATCTGAATTACAATCTAATTGGGATGAAGATAATGCTGAGAGTGAAACTGAATCTGAAAAAATTACTAGATTAGGTGCAAGACCTACATCTTATTCCTCATAGGAGAATAAATGGCAAATTATGAAGCTACAAGATATGATTACGACGGTGGTAATATCACCGGACTTGTAGGAATTCCAACGGCAACTATTATACCGTGGTCTTCTTCTTCAGTGCCAACAGGTTACTTAGAATGTAATGGTGCGAATGTTTCAAGATCAACTTACGCAACTTTATTTGCAGAAATAGGAACTACTTACGGTGCGGGAGATGGATCAAGTACTTTTGGTTTACCAAATTTACAAGACAACGTAGCACTTGGAAAATCTGGTACTAAAGCTTTAGCATCAACTGGAGGTGCAAACGCAACTGCAAACTCTGGAAATGTTGGTGGATCAACAGCTAATGCAACTTTATCAACAGCGCAACTTGCTTCTCACTCTCATGATGGATTTCAACTTGGTATAGCAGATTCCATGTCTACTCAATATTGGCAAAGATTTAGTCGACAACAAAGATTTCCTTCTACCAATAGCACTGGTTCTGGACAAGGTCACTCTCACAACATGAGTGCTACTTTTACAGGTGATTCAACGTCTGTTGTACAACCTTATTTAACAGTAATTTATATTATAAAAACTTAGGGAGAAATGAACTGTGTCTAATTACGAAGCAACTAAATACGATTTCGACGCCGCAAATCTTACAGGCATTGAATTAATTCCTACTGCAACTATAGTGCCTTGGACTGCTGCTTCTATTCCAACAGGTTTCTTAGAGTGTAATGGTGCGAATGTTTCAAGATCAACTTACGCAACTTTATTTGCAGAAATAGGAACTACTTACGGTTCAGGCGATGGTTCAAGTACTTTTGGTTTACCAGATTTACAAGATAAATGTTGTATTTCAAAATCTGGTACTAAAGCTTTAGGATCAACTGGAGGCGCAAACACTGTAACCGCAACTGGAAATGTTGGTGGTTCTACAGCCAATGCAACATTATCTACGGCTCAACTTGCTTCTCACTCTCATGGAATAGGATCTGGAAGTGGTACACCTGGAGGTGGTAATAACGCTTTAGGATCTGCTCAATCAGGAATAGCTAATACTAATTTACAAAGCACAGGATCTGGACAAGGTCACTCTCACAACATGAGTGCAAACTTTTCTGGTGATGCAACTTCAGTTTTACAACCTTATTTAACATTAATTTATATTATAAAAACGTAATATTAAAATTACCTTAACATCATCCAAGAAGTTAAAATATATTTTTCTCCAGATAAAGGAGGATTACCTCTATGTAGATATGGAAATCCAGCGGGCCAAATAACTATTCTTCCTTTTTTTGGTTTTACTCTTTTTGAAAAATGTAAAAATTCTGTTTCTCCACCCTCTTCAACATCATTTAAGTATATACTAAAAACAAAAGCTCTAGGTTCATTATCAAATCCTTTACCATGTTCAATATGCCAAACGTGATAACCTTCCGTAGGTAAGGTTTTTTGAATTTTTAAAGAAGTAAAATAAAAAGGAACTCCATAAGCATCATCAGCTCCTACATTTTTAACATAATGATTCCAAGCTAAATCAAAATTTAACATTATTGTTTTTAACTCTTCCCACCATACATTCATATTATTTGGTGCTGCAAAGTATTGTTGATCTTGTTTTTGTAAAACAGATGCTTTTTCAAAACCTATTCTATTAATAGTATTATTAAATTTATTTTGATCTTCAAATAATTTAATGGCTTTATCACATTCCTCTGAAAGAATGTAATTATCATAAATTCCTATAAAATTATCTATATTAACTGTTTTATCTTTCATTTAATTTTTTTTTATAGTCAAAATGTTTATGTTGAGAAATATTGAATATTAAACTATATCTGTTTTTTTCTTCTTGAGATGTATCAAATCCATGTAGTATGTGAGGTGGAAATATATAATAATCTCCTGGTTCAGGATTTATTTTTAAATTTAATTCAGGAAGTATTAAATCACATCCTTTTGTTAAATATAAGATTCCATGAAGATCAGGGTGAATATGATAATCTAAACTATCTCCTTTTTTTATTTCATTGCCCCAAGCATTTTCAATAGTATTTTTTTCTAAAAAATGTTCAAATATGTCAGCATGAGTTGTTTGATGTTTATTAATAAGAAAAGTCATAAAATTAATAAAATTAGATTTATTTACAAAATAATTCCAATCCGTCATTCCACCTTTTACGTTTGTATAATTTTCCATTTTTGGATTTAAATTATTTTTTACATCCATCATAAAATTATGAATAAGATCAGGGTAAGGATAATGTCCAAATATAATATTTACTGTTCTTGGATAAGTAATAAATAAAGAATTTTTTTCTTCTGCTAATGGGTTATTTTTATTAAATAAACTAATCATTTTGCGACTTTCATTCTCTGTAAAACTAATATATAAAGCACTATATGCTACAAAAATTAAATTTCAAGCCTGGTTTTAACAAGATGGTCACAGATTCAGGAGCTGAATCTCAATGGGTAGATGGTGATTTTGTTAGATTTAGATATGGATTACCTGAAAAAATAGGTGGTTGGAATCAATTATCTATTGCAGGTGAAACTTTACCTGGAGCAGCACGTGCTCAACACACCTGGACATCTTTAGCTGGTGAAAGATATGCAGCTATTGGAACTTCACAAGGTTTATTTTTATATTACGGAGAACAGTTTTTTGACATTACACCATTAGATACAGCTATTACAGGATGCACATTAACAACTGTTAATGGCTCAAATGTTTTACAAGTTAATAAAGGCTCTCATGGTCTAGAAGTTGGAAGATATGTAACTTTATCTGGCGTAACTGTTACAGGTGCATCAGATTTTACAACAGCAGAATTAGAAAAAGCTTATGAAATTTTAACAGTTGCAACAGTAGATAAATTTACTGTGCAAGCTGTAAGAAATGAAGGAGGATCTGGTATGACTGCCGCAGGTGCTGCAACTGTTAATCCTTACGTTGAAGTAGGTCCTGTTTTTCAAACCGCAGGTTATGGTTGGAGTACTTCTACATGGAATACTTCTACTTGGGGAACTGAAAGAACTACAAGTTCTGTAATCCTAGATCCAGGAAACTGGAGTCTTGATAACTATGGACAAGTTCTTGTTGCAACAATTAGAGATGGAGAAACTTTTACTTGGAATGCAGGAGCATCAAATGCTAGAACAATTAGAGCGTCTAAATCTACATCAGGTTTTTCAACTTCAGCTAACCCAACTGCATCAAGATTAACTCAAGTATCAGATAGGGATAGACATTTATTTCATTTTGGAACGGAAACAACTATTGGAGATTCTACGACTCAGGATCCAATGTTTATAAGATTTTCAAATCAAGAGGACTTAAATGATTATGCACCAACTGCAGTTAATACTGCAGGTACATTTAGATTAGATAAAGGAAATAGAATTGTTGGAGCAGTATCTGGTAAAGATTATACTTTAGTATTAACCGATAGCTCTGCTTATGTAATTCAATTTGTTGGTCCACCATTTACATTTAGTGTAAGACAAGTTGGTACTAACTGTGGATTGATCG